TGCCGCTTCGTCTGGTGATGTTTTGGTTCTCATTCCGTATCTTGTTAAAATTGGCCCAACACTTTTAAAAATATTTTGTGCTTCAAGTATTGGAAGTTCATTACTGAAATCTTCATTACCTTTTAAATTAATAACATAGTCAATTTCAATATCTCCACTTTTATCCCTTTTGTCTTTAACTTGGTTAATTACATCAGTAGAAGTAGCACCAACTTCTGCGGCATAAGCACTTTCCATGCTTACTAATTTATTTTTAAAATCTAAATTAATTTTTAATTTTGCTTGTGTAGCACTTGAATCTCCAGAAATGTTAATAGCATCATCAGTAATTAATCGTTTTTCTTCCCAATCAGTAACATAATTAAGTAAATTTTCTTTACTAATTCTAACAGGTCTATCCTTTAGGTCGGGCTTTTCAAGGGTAGTTTCAGTAATTGTAAATTCTGCCTTCTGATTTAATAATGGGGCTACATTTTTATCATACCATCTTCTGATAAGAATTTCAAAAAAACTTGTTAGTTTATTCATGTCTGTTAAAATAGTTTTAATATGTTCAGTTACTTCTTCATAACTATTATATGTATTATCTCCAATAGTAATTGGATAATTAAGGTCTTTTACGATTGTTCCAAATTCATTACTAAGCACACCAAAATTATCTTTTAACAAATTATTTAATTTAACTTCAACATCAATAGTTTCGTCTGAAAGTTGAGCAAATTTATTATTAATTAATACAGGGATTCCTAACATTTTAATATATTCTCTTTCCTTTCTCTCAACAATTTCTTTAAACTCTTCATATGATAATTCAGAAGACCCATACATTTTTTCATATTCTGCCTTAGAACGAGCCTCATTAGTCATAGTAATTTCTCTAACAATGCCTAAAGCAACCTTCTGTTTGTCAGTTAATCCTTCACCAGAAAGTTCAATAACAGAATAAAATTGTTCAACCTTTGGGTCGTTTTCCATAACTTGACGAAGTGTAATATCATCATTATATGCTCTTTTTCTAGTGCTATCTAATTTTTTCACTAACTCTTCTACCTCACTAATAGCATCTGCTAAATCCTTTTCTGCCGCTTCTCTAATTTCTTCTTTAGCATCCTTAAGTTCCTCTTTACGGCGTTTAGCATTTATTCTTGCTACTTTAAGTTCTTCTCTCAAACTCCAATAAAGATTTTGTTTATCAGTTTCAATTTGAAGACTTGGTTTATTGGATAAATTTTTACCATATTGTAATGTAATAGTTTCTGTTTCTCCCGTTTTACTATTAATTCTTGTAACATTGGGTCTATCAAAATTTTGTTCTTCCTGTTCTCCATCTTTATCTTCATAATAACGATTGTTATTTAAATCTCCTAAAGAAGTATTTAGTAAAATATCTAATGCTTCTTCGTTGATAGAGTCAAAAGTATTAATATTAAAATCTGGGACTCGTCTACTCCAATCTTCTTTAGAAGTAGCCCAAGCAATAATGCTTCTCTTAGCAAGTTTTTGCTTTACACTACCGCCATTTGTGAGAATATTAGGCATTAAAAAATTGTAAAATAAATTTAATGCTGCGCTTTTATCCCACAAAAAACCATCATCAAATACGCCACGCAAGCGGCCAACTTCTGTTTCCATCTATACCGCCTCAGCAATACATTACAAAGGCTTCAAGATTAGTCCAATCATCACATTCAATTCTAAGACCGCTTTTACAAAGAATACCATTATCTCCTAACTCAAAAACATAATTGGTTACTAATGCTGACAATCCTAATGTAAATCTCATAATAAGATTAGTAGTGCCTGTTCCTGTATTATCTGAATAAATAGATACTACTTGATTCTGTCCACCATCACCAATAGTGGCGGTAGGGTCAATAACATTAAAAACAAAGCCACTAAAAACACAAGGATTGTCTCTTCTTGAAGTTAGCGAACTTGGTAATAATTCTACAATATTAGTGTCTGCGGTTACTCTTTTACTTTGGATTCTTCCCATGTAATCACCTTTCTAAATTAAGGGAGGAATGCCGCCACTTATTAAAGTAGCGACAAACCTCTCCTTCATTCAGTCTTCTAATAGGGAAATTAACTTAGCCTTTGTATCAAGAGGTTTATATTCAATTCCTCTTTCATCACAAAGAGCCTGAAGTTCAGCCTTGAGCAAAGTGCTTAAGTCAATGGATTCATCAACGACTTCCACGGTTTCTTCCACGACTTCTTCAACGATTTCATCAGCAGGTGCTTCAACCGTTTCTTCAAGATTTTCTACTTCCCAACCGTTAGCGTTTCGGACTTTATTATAGACTTGACGGGAAACCTCATACCAAGTATTAGGGTAATATAGCGTTCCATAAATCCTACAAGGACTTAATGTATGTCTAACACGAAACATGTTTATCACCTTCAGGCCAATTGTCCATAAATTCGTAGTCTAACAAACCCTAAGTCTGTCAAAGCATCAAGACCAAGAGCCATAGCATCAGCGTCAGCACCGTCAGGATTTTGGACTAACACCGTAATAGATGAAGTTGAAGTATAATTGCCCGAAGAATCAAGAAGAATCTTAGGAACAATAACACTACTTTCATAGCCACAAATTAGGGCTTGGGTAATAGTCCCCAAACCAAAATCAGAAGCATTAAGCACTTCACCAGCAACGGCATAATCAGTAATTTCCAAAACGGCATCCACGACATATTCAATGCCTGAAACACGAGGATAGGTAGACCCAAGATGGTCTGCAAGTAATGTTAATGTGCTCGCCATTTAATCACCTTTTAATAATTTACCAATTATCCTCAAGAGAGGTTGGTAATTTTACCTTGTGCTCTAACCCAAGTGCAGACAATTTCACCGATGGTTCTATACATACCTCGGTTGCCCAACTTTCCAACACCGAATGGGTCGCCCGAATCAATACCACCTTCAAAGTATTCGGTTGGCTTGAGCGTAGCGAAGTGGAAATGGTCGGTATCAAGGATAAAAATATCCGAAAGTCCAGAACCGCTTCCCGTTGAACCCATTTCCTTACATGGGATGATAGGAATATCGTGATAAGTAGCAACCTTGAAACCAACTTCTCGGCCTTTAACACCCTTAATACCATTTACGGTAGGCATAACTTCAGTTCTACCCATGTATCGCTCTTGAGATTGTAGCAATTCTCCGAGAGCCTGAATAGTATCATATCCCGTAAGAATAACCTTTGGCGAAGCACCACGAATTTGCAATTCACGGAGAGCCGTGTTAAGCATATTTAGGGAAAGAGGTCGTCGGCTACCACCGTAATCACCGAAATCCACATAGGACTCTAAGTAGGTAAGGGCATTATCACGGTCTTTACCATAAAGGATTCTCATTTCATCCAAATTGCTATTTGAAAACGAACCTGCAAAGAGGTTTCCACCATCAGCACTTTGAAGTTCGGCTTCGTTAGAAACAATCTTGTAAAGAGAAGTAAGATTGTTCTCATAGCCCGAAATAATTCGTGCTTGTGAAGGGTCTGATGTTTCTTCAACCATAGATTCCAAAGGAGTCAAAAGCATGTGATTCATCATTTCTGCGTGAGTAACACCGACTTCTTCACGGTAAGCGGCCATCAAATCACCGATACCGTCGTCAATTTGAGCCATAGCAGCAGCCAATTCGCTCAATTCAAACTGATGTGCAATCGTCTTAGGCGAAACATAAAGCGTTTCATAACGAGGTGCAATAGGTGAAAAAGCATCAGTAACTGCGGTAGTAAATGCGGCGTTTTCTGCAACACCACCAATAATGGCTTCCGTAACTGAAGATTGACCCGTTCCACTAGTAATGCTAATGGTATCACCAGCACCACCAATTGCTCGCTCGGTCATAATTCGCCATCCACTACTACTCCAAGGCTTCTTAGGAATCATAGCAAAAGCGTTAATTTCTCGGTTCAACATAGACCACACTTTTTGCCCATACACTAAGTTATAAAGTGCATTGGGGCTAAATGCGCCCGTTGAAGAATCGGTATGCAAGCCCGTATTTACACCAGCCCCGATACCATATCCCTTCAAAAGAGAGTTAGTTCCGAGGTTGCCGTAAGTAGCGGCTTCTAAATCTTGAATCGTTCTAATTTGGTTTAATCCTGACATTTTTTTCACTTCCTTTATTGTAGTTCACGCACCATTTCGTTAATTTCATCCCAAGACATTTCGTGAAGGTTGTTCATCTTAGCAATAACATCTTCACTAATTGCTGGTCGTGCAACGGGACTAGCCTGCTTTGCAATAACTTCCTTATGGGAGTTTAGAGACTTTCGCAGTTGTGCAAATTCATTCTTCAATGCGGCCACTTCGGAGTGTGCATCATAGTTTTCTTTTGCAATAGCGTTTGCCTCATTTGCTAATTCAGCCTGATAACGAGCCTCAAATTGTTCCTTGATAACATCGTATGCTCTCTCTTCTTCCTTCTCGGCCTTAAATTGAGCATAAGCCTTTGCGATATTTTCATCGGAAAGGTCAAGGGTTTGAATTTGCTGAGACTTTCGTGCAAGGAATTGGCTAAATTCCGAATCATAGCGACCCGTAAGGTTAGACTCACCCATCTTTTGTCCCGTTGCATTGTGTCCATAAACGGTGGAATCAATTGCCTTTTCTTCTGCATCATCCATCATTTCAGCATCATCTTCTTCGGATTCTGCCTTATATGCACCATCCATGTATTCTTCATCTTCTTCAGGCATCGCTTGCATTTCTTCATCGTCTGACGCATCTTTCAAAATCGTTTGATTTCGGAGTTGCGAAACGAGGTCTTCAAACTCGGCTAAAGCCTTGCTAATTTCGTCGGTCATTTTTTCACTTCCTTTTTTATTTTCTTTCACAATCTCAAATTTTGCTTCAGGGTTAATGCCCTCTTCACAAATTGTGATTTCGTGGAGTTCTAATTTATCTATTTCTTTGTATGTTCCAATATCAGGGTCATGGACATTATGCTTATTGATAGCCTGTCCACCAATACTGAAAGAGCGTAGTTTGCCTCTTCTAATATCACGGGCAACCTCTTTCGCTTTCTCAATGTCGTTCCTCATTTTGATAACAACAAAGAATCCTGTATCATCAACGCCCGTTTTTAGGACATTTCCTTTTGTATCTGTATAGGTATCAATAACTTCTCCTACCTGCACATTTGAATGAGTAATCATAACATTCTTATAATCACTCTTCATAAATTTGTCAGAAGCATCTCTTAGTGCTTCCAATGTAATTAAATCGTTTTGCTTATCCACCACATCAACGGAGGCATAACCAGCAATAACCATATCTTTTCCTGTTCCCTTAAGAATAACTAATTCTGAACCCGAAGAGGGTTTATTTCCAAGACGAATCGGCTTCACCTTAAGAGTCATGTTAATACATCTGTTTAACTATTATATAAAGGAATAGGGTTATTTGTCGGAAAATGTAATATTTATATATTTATCTTCCGAAATATCCCACAATCCTTCGTCGCTATCTTTATCTGTCGGCTCTTCCTTATACCCTGTAAAGACAATCCACTTATCTTCTTCCATAATTTTAACAACTCTGAAATGA